GCAAGAAGCGCTGTTAGATGCATTACTGGAACATAACCGGATTGTGATTTTAAAAGCCCGACAGATTGGGTGCTCCACCCTGGTGCGTGCATATTTTTTATGGAAAGCGTTTATGTCATCAGAACCGACACGACACGCTATCATATCGTACAGTCGAGATTCAGCGGATCATTTGCATTCGATTGACAAAGAATTCTATCTTTCTTTACCCAAACCCTTACAACGCAAACTAAGTAAATCATCAGCAAGAACCTTACGATTAGGAGATACAGGTGCTGAATTACGATCATTTACAGCATCGGGTAAAGCAGGTGCAACACGCTCTTTCGCGTTTTCTTCAGCCCATTTATCCGAGTTTGCTTTCTTTCCTGACCAAAGTGATTTGTTAGCGAATGTTATGGCATCAGCTGGTGAAGGCCAAATCATTATCGAAACAACTCCTAACAATGTTGGTGATCTATACCACGAAATAATATTAGGATCGCCAGGTAATGATTGGCATCTATGTTTCTTTCCTTGGTATGAACACGGTAGCTATACCAAAAAATCACAGTTTCACCAACCCCAAATACCTGATATGTCAGCCGAAGAAATAAAATTAATGAAAGACCACAACCTGACCAAAGGACAAATGTGGTGGCGTCGATCACAAATCAGTAGTATGGGTATAGAAAAGTTTCGAAGAGAGTTTCCAGCAACAATTGACGAAGCTTTTTTCTCGACATCAAATAACTTCTTTCCTATTGACATCTTAGATAATCAAAAAGTAGTTGATAACGGTAGTCGTGAATTACGACAACCCCACGAATATATTCCAGGCGACAAGTACTGTATGGGTGTGGATGTTGCACACGGTGGCGGTGGCGATTATTCTGTTATTACTCTGGTGTCTTGTACGACCCTACAACCCTGTTTCCATTACAGATCGAATACCATATTACCCCACGACCTTGCAGATAAAATCTATGATTTGTACTTTGAATGGGGACAGCCTTATACTATAGTCGAATCCAATGGACCAAACATAATAAAATACAGATTCTTGATTATTTACGAGATTTACTCTGTGATGATGTGTTTGAAGCCTTGGATAAAACCTTATGGAGTGAAATGCGTAATATGCAGATAACAAAGGGTGCTCCTGCAGTTATAGGTGGTAATGATGATATGGTTATCGCTACAGCTTTGGCACTATGGGGTACGAAACTAAAACCTGTCCCTTCTTTTACAGATGTCCGCCGCAGTTTGGTGGATGATTTTATTAAAAAACAGCGGGGCAAGAAAATTATACGCGAACGCAATCCAATAAATAAAATTAGAACTTGGAGTAATCGATGAAATACAAATTAACACCAAAAGTGGTGCAACAAATCGTAGAGAACCACGATAAATACTGGGATGATCAACGACCAGATCTATATAAATACAAGGCGGCTTATGAAACAAAATTCTGGAATGACGGAAATACATCCGATGTGCAAAATATCTTTGTCCAAACTTCAGCAGCTTACGGCTACATCGAATCTTTTATCAGCTCCTTATTCTCGAAAAATCCTGGCGTCATTGTTAAGGGCGGATTACGGGGTCGAGGAGACGCTACAGTTGCACAGCAGATTACTAACGATTTCCTTATATTTCAACGAAGAGCAATTGAAAATGCTGCCCGAATGGCTCTCATATATCCAATGTCATTTACCAAAATCGTCCCAGCTGTCCTTACTAAAGACATCTATCGACGAATGGATCTCATTGCATTGCCACCCTGGGAAGTCGTCCTTGACAGAGAAGCAAGACGATATGAAGATCAGCGATTCGTAGGCCATAAATACTTTATGACAAAAGTAGAGGCCGATCACAAGTTTGGTGCCCGTCAGTGGCAATTAGTAGAGAAACACGACTATTTCGATGATTACAGTCAAAAGTCCGAAGATGTAGATGATGAGTTGGCATTTGATTATTATCGTTATATTTGTGTTGTGGAGATCTATGACCTCCATACAAAGCAACTCTATTTCTGGTCGCCTGATTACAAAGGCGGACAAAAATTTGTCGAGGTGGGTGCCAATCCTTTTACCGACCCAGATGGTGATGCAGTCTGTCCGATTGTACCACTATACTTTAACAACATTCCTGATAAACCGCTGGATGGATATAGTGCGATGGCTCGTATATACGATCAGATATTTGAAGGTAATTTAATCCGGACATATCAAGCCAATGGCATACGAAAGGCTTCACGACAATACCTTGTTAAAAAAGGTGTAATGGATGACGAACAAATGGCACAAATTACAAGTGGCATTGATGGGTTATTTGTTGAAGTCGATACCGAAGAATCCCTGGCCGCGTCTATCATCCCAGTACCACATAATCCTGTGCCTGTTGAAATGGAAAGATATTATCAACAAGTAAAGGAAGACCGTGATGCTGGGTCTTTATTAGCACCATTTACTCGAGGCGAAGCAACACGTGCATCAGCGACTGAGATTGCTGCATTAGCATCTTACTCGAGCAGTGAAATAGGTAGAATGGCACGAGAAAGAGATGCTATGTTAGAAAACTTAGCGCGTGTCTATTTGGCGATGTTAGAATTGTTTATTAGAGAAGATGGGACAAAAGAATTAATCTTGGTAGAAAATAAACCTCACGTGGTAAAGCCTGAAGATTTGCAAGAACAGTTTTTGATTTTTGCACAAGACCAGGCAACAACACCACTATCAGAATCTGTAAAGAAGAGAGAGTTTATCCAATCTATACCACTATTACAACAATTAGGAGTGCCATCATCAACAATCCTATCAGAAATTGTGCGTAGTTTAGGATTACCAGAATCATTTATTATTGATGCTGAAAAAGCAACTAAAGATGCAACACAAGCAGCATCAAATCGTGCTTCAAGCGGCATCATTCCTGATCCGACCGAACAAGGATTAGGACAAACAACACCTTCAGGACCGGCAAACTTACAAGGAGTTTTACCCGGTGCAGTGAGCATTAGTTAGGAGAAGAAGAATGCCATTATTTGAATTTAATTGTCGAAAATGTGGGGCACATCACGAAGAATTAATAAAGTTTGATCATCTCGAAGAATGGTTAAATGCACATCAATGTAGTTGTGGTGGTGTGTTAGAAAAGAAAATGTCTTTATTTGCCAAAACTACAGATCGTTGGGGTGATAATACCGGCACATACGGTGTAAATGGTTTTCATTGTCATCAATCAGGCAAAAGATTTTATTCGAAACGAGAACAAGAAAAATATATGAAATCTATTGGCCGTGTGCCAGTTAGTGAAAAAGAATTGAATAATTTAACAAATCGTGATTATAATGAAAGGGCACAACGCGATGATTATTCAGATCAAATAGCAACAATAATGAAAAAGAACGATGGAGATTTTGGCCAGGCCACAGCCGAAGTTTTCAATACAAAAGAACTTAAAAAAATGGGTCTATTAGACAAAGGAGTTAGCGATGGCTGAACAACAAATGGAAATATTAGAAGAACAAGCGAAAGCTGCCGATGGTTTAGCAGACCAAGCATTGGTCGAAAATGCACCATCAGGTAAATTTAGTAAAGAAGCGTTAGGAACTTTAATGCAAAGTCTTAATTCTATCTTGGCTATGTTTGGTGCCGAACCACTTGATATGATTGATGGTGATTTAGAAGGACCAATACCACCTCCAGTTTTCAAAGCTTTACTGATGATTAATGCAGCATTACAAGATGGCGGTATGGGTGAAATGGATTTATCCAAAGCCACTGATGATAAAGGATTAAAAATGATTGCTGGTCGATTAAATGCACTTGTAAAAGACAAAGCATTTATGGCATTTATTAACAAGCCTCAAGAAGGCCGGCAAACAATGACAGAAGAAATCATTGAATCACCACCTGGTGATGATATGGAAGCCGTAGCAATGGAATCAACTATTCGCGGCCCAACACAACCAGACATCGATGAAGAACAATTAATGATGTCGCGTATGACATAGGAGAAAATTAAATATGTCCGAAGAAGTAGCAACAACCCCAGCAGAAGTAGTAGAAAGCGGGACTGCACCAGAACCTTCAACAACAAAAGGACCTGAAGCATTTCGTGATCGTGCTGCCGAAGCACTGGAACAAGTAAAAGCAAAAAATACATTATCAGAACAAGTAAAAGGTGCTGATAATATATCCATTGATAATATCCCAGAAGGTGTATTACCAACATCTGAAGATACTTTCAAGGGACTTGATTACAATGCCATTATAGAATCATTACCGGAAGATGCCAAGAAACTGGTGTCCAATCTGCGTAAAGATTACACTCGCAAAACACAAGAAATTTCAGCACAAAGAAAAGAACTTGAAGTGCTGCAAAATTCAATTGTAGGTAGCGAATGGGATAAATCAATCGAAGCAATGAGTAATTCTGAAACAGTCGAACTCGATCCATATAGTACGGAATCATTCGAACAAAGAATACAACAAGAAGTTGCTCGTCGAATGAATGAAATGATGGCACCACTAAGACAAGAACAAGCTTATATGCGTAAAAAACAACAACTTGACCAATTTAAAACTGAAAATCCTGATTTACAGGACTACAAAGATGACATTGTCAGTATGTTAAAATCAAACCAGTCTTTGTCTTTACAAGATGCATATTATATTGCGAAAGGTAAAGCGACTAATGAACAACTGCGACAAGCACAAACAGAATTACAGCAACATCGTGAAAACGCACGAGCATATGGATTAAAAGTTGGCAAACCCAGTGTTGGAATTGAAAAACCACCTAAGGGCTTGAATAGCTATGAAGTCTATAAATGGTTGCAAGCACGAAAAAAATAGAAAAAAAATCGTGCATTATTTAGATGGCCCTCATTTCGTCAAGTGAGACAAGCCTTTAGGACCCCGCAAGGGATAATCTACAGACGACAAAACAAAATTAACTATTAACAAAAGGATCCAGAAATGGCTATATCAAATGATATTTTAAGCTCAACCCTGCGAATTCTACTTGACGAAGAAGTCGATAACCTTTTCCGTGCCGTACCGCTTTTACAGCGTATGAAAGAGAAAGGTGGGATCGAAACATATCAAGGTGGTCAAAAACTTGATGTACCCTTGATACTTTCCGAACATTCAAGTATAACGCAAATGAGTAGCGGATACGAACCTGTAAATCTTGCAGTGAAAGATGTACTCCGCAACGCAACATTTAATTGGTGTGATTTTATTGCACCTGTAGTAATAACTCAGAAAGAAGAACTTTCTAACCGCGGTGATCGTGCTATTGTTTCTATTGCAGAAGCCAGAATGAAAGCAACAATGGGACAACTCCAACGCGAAGTCGAAAAACAACTTGTAGCTGATGCTTCAACTATTCTTACCGAACTTAACAGTTTGGATGGACAGTCATCAAATACAGGTTTCTTTGAATCTCACGCACCTTTCGGTGGTCTTCAGACAAACACTGTTGGTGGGATTGATAAACAAGTTTTTACTGACTTCAACAATCAGTTTAAATCTTCTGGTGGTACTTTAGCACTTGACGATATGAATGAACTTTATATTAACACTCAGCTTTATAATCCAATGGGTAAAGCAACCGATTTAATCGTATGCTCACCTAACTATTACAAAGCATATAAAGATCTCCTTCAACAAAACGAGCGGTATGTAGATGAGAAAGTTTTGGATGGTGGTCGTATGACATTACTCTTTGGTGGTGCTCAGCTTTATCCAGATCCATTCTTACCTAAGACTGGTGCTACTGGTGATGACATCATATCAGCTTACTACCTATGTACTGATTACATTAAACTTGCTTTTGACAGTGAAGCACAATTCCGTATGGATGACTTCGAAATGATTAGTGGATATGCTGCTCGATCAGCTAACATTATCACTCGACTTCAGGCATATGTGTCGCATCTCGCTTGTCAAGGTATTCATACCAACGCGGAGGCATAAAATGGCAACAAGTACTACTTTACAATACTTAGATCATCAAAACAAAGATGGCGAATCCTACGGAATTACCGCATCTAACCGTCGTCAAGTCGAATCCTATATCGCTGGTGGAACTATCGCCGCTAATGATTTGGTAGCATTTGACTTTAGCAAATCTACAGACGCTGAAATCGCTCTTACCGTTGTAAAAGCTGATTCAGGATCTGCAAACAGCATTGCTGTTGTAGGATTTGCTCTTGGAGGTGCGTCCTCAGGTGATAAAGTTGATATTACCGTAGCTGGCATTCACGAAAGTGCAAATGTCGCAGGTGCAGTTGTAAAAGGTGATAGACTATCTATTTCAGCTGTAGCTGGCCAAGCAGATACATATGTTAATTCAGATTCAGTACCCATTATTGGATATGCTGTTGAAGATGATACTGGTAATGTAGCTGGTGTTATGGTGATTAAACAGTTTTAATCAAACTGGCATTCCCCTTTGTCAGGATGATTCTCCATTGAATGATTGAACAGTTGTGTTAAGGGGTGGGGCTGGAGCAATCCAGCCCCTTTTTATTAACGAGGATTATATGAATTTACTTGAAATGAGAAATATGATTGGGTCGATTATTGATTATGATCCGCAAATTACAAGTTATAAAAACGAAGTAAATCGAATTATCAATGAGATTTATTTACAATTTTTTACAGAACGGGCGTGGCAATGGGCACAAAAAGATATTGACCAATACACAGTACCCGACATTACAGAAACAAATAAAAGAATAACTACTGGTGCAGCCGGACAAAGAACATTTGAAAACGGCATTGAATTGATGAGCAATACAGCAGACCAGATTATTACTTTCAAAACAAAAGATAATCATACACACGATGGCAGCATACTTGTATTATCAAATGCAGCTGACAGTGATAACAACGGTGTTTATATTATCGATAAAATAGATTTTCCAAATCAAAAGGTTAGAGTTTCCAGAATGGCATCTGATGGTCAGGTTGATTGGCAAGGAACTGCATCAACTAATGATTCAACGATTACAGTCAAGGCGCAACAAAGATATATGACACTACCTGAAGATTGTCATCAATTATTATCAGTTGGTATTAGAAATGTTGATGAAGCAGGTGTTGGAACAAATGCCTTAGGACACTTCTACCCACTTACACGCAGGTATGATGAAGAATTAGATTTACGATTTGACCTGGAAGGAACACCAACAAACTATGTCTTGTATGATGCCTATCCAGAAAATGTTTTGGATGTCTTTGACTTTACACCAAGAAGCGGTAAAGATTTTAAAATTACAGGCACATCAGGCACAAACAACTGGCCAGCTGGTGATTATGAATTTAAAATGGCATATATGTGGAGAGGCATTGTTGGTAGAACATCAGATGCTTTTGCAATAACACTAAACGGATCACAGGTACCAAGGTTTCATACCGACAAAACAACTGATTTAGGTGTTTATGGATTACATAAAGTCTTCTTTGTCAGATTAAAATCAATTACAGGTCAAGATGGTAATACACATCAAGAAGATTTCTTTCGTGATTTATCAAAAATCCGCAACACACTACAGCCTTTTACGCCGTATGTTGGATACTTTTTACAGGATGAATCTACAAATGCTACTTGGCCTGATACCGATATTAACCTATCGACAAGACAAAAATTACTCAGCATACCACGTGAAGTCCCTAACAAAGGTTATAGACAAAGAATACGATTGTTTCCAAGACCTACAGCAATGACACCAATCAGACTTAGATATATCTTCTTTCCTCGTGAATTAACAGATGATTATGATAGTCCTGAGGCACCGTATGATTGTCATCGATATATTGTTTATCGAGCTTGTGAAGAATTATTCTTCAAGCATAAAGATCTGACACAATCAGAATTTTATCGCAAGAAAGCTGAAAGAGAATATATGAAGTTAGAAAACAAATACTTGACACTACGCAGTGGTGTATATATAAAGAAAGATTATGTTGGTGGTCCTATGAGGATTCGTCCATTCCGTAATCTTACGAAACTACCGGATGCCTAATGCAAACTAAAATATCAAACGAAGTCAGACCACAAAAAGGTATAAATACAAATGTGCCTGCTCCTGTTGATACAGCAAATCAAATGGAGAATTTTACTTATGACCAGAAAACACAAGCCTGGCATAACTACCTTGGATACGAACCCTTCTTTTCTTCGAAGGCTGCCGAGTCTAATACTAATTTTGGTTTTCCTGGAATTAGTGGTGCTGTACAGTCTTGCTATGTTTATCAAAGACACCGTGGAGCACAACAATGGTATTTATATGAAGCCAAAAACGCTTCAACATCAGTCTATGAATTGTACTTTATTGACGGATCAAGAGAACAAGGTGTTGAAATCAACAGTGATTTTAAAAGAACCAGAACACCAAAAGGCAGTCCTCATACATCATATGAACCATTCGGACAATATTGCATTATTGTTAATGGATTGGACATCCCATTAAAATACAGGGGCGGTAGTAGATTATATGAATTAGGATGGACAAGGCGTCCAGGATCGCCACAAGTATTGGACCCTGATGACCCACCACCAGATATAGCACCAATTACTTGGTTAGAATCTCTTGCAAAATTTAAAATGGCAGCATCACAAATAGGACAACAATCTGATAGTGAGTTTCCAGGTCTTGGCAATGATGACGGTGGAACATACAAATATAAAATTACATTTATCAATGAAGCAGGATCAGAATCACCAATATCAGATGAATCAAACACTGCAGCTTGGGATGAAACATCGATTACAAAAGACTCGACAACATACAAGAACTATCCATTCTTGTTAATTAATTTACCAATAGGACCAAACGGTACAGTCGCAAGAAGAATATATCGAACCAAGAACGGCACTGAAGATTATTTCTTTTGCAAACAAGTAAATGATAATGCAAGCGAATGGTGCTCAGATTATTTTTCAGATGCACAGTTAGGTGCTGCTGCACCCCTTGATAGTGATTCTGTTGTTATGCCAGCACAAGGTGCAAGACTGGCAGCTGGTTTTAAGAATTGTTTATTTATCGATGGTGGTGATGCAAATCCAAGTCGTTTGTTTTTCAGCACACCGCTACAACCTGATACTTTCAAAGCAGATAATTTTTTCGATATATCAAGCCGTGAAGGTGGTGATATTACAGCTTTGGAACCCTATTACAATTCACTATTGGTTTTCAGAGAAAATGCAATTGATTTGGTGCGCGGTAATCCAGTAAATGGATTCGAACTGGTGCCTTTCATACAAGGTGTAGGAACAAATTCACCACATACAGTCGTACCAATACCAAATGTTGGAATTAGTTTTTTGAGTGAAGATGGATGCTATATTATTCAAGGTGGTTTGGATGGTGGGTCTAACCTAAAACTGGCAAAAATTTCATTACCAATACAGGAAACTTTTGAAAGATTATCTGAAGATTTACTACCCAGTGCAGTTGGCGCATTTTCACAAAAGTGGCGAGAACTACATTACTATGTTGGTATTGATGGAGGTGGTGGTACAGATGGTGGAGATTTAAATCTGGGATTGGTTTATCACATTGATAATGGTCAATGGACATTTCGAACCGGTGATTATCCAGTAGCTTGTATATCAACCGATCGTGATGGTAATTTTATCTTTGGTCCAAGCCGCGACCAGGACAAAACAAATGGTATTGCTGATACAGGACTACAAGTTATCAGTATGTGTCATAATATGGGTACTCTTGCGACAGCAACAGGTGGAGAACCAGCACATACATACTCACCTGCACCGATGGTTGCTTGTAAATGGCGATCTGCTTGGCATGATTTTGGCGACCCAACAACAAAAAAATATGTAAAGTATGTGTATTTGTATATAATGACAGAAGGCAATAATCCAATTGATTTTAGTTATTATCGAGACAGAGATTGGACAACAGGTGAAACAGCTTTCAGTTTTCAAATGCAAAGAGGCGATCATCCAGACCAGCCAGTTTATACAGCAACCTCAGCCGATCCATCAGCTGCAGTATGGGGAACATCAAGATGGCAACATACATTATTAACACAGGTCCGCATACCTATTTCACAAAAAGCTTGTAGTGATTTTGCATTTGAATTTGAAACAAGTAATCCTATCCATTTTATGGGATATAGAATAGAATTGAATGCAGATAAAATTAAAACAATCAAAGGTAAATCATAATGGCATATCGTTGGAAAGAAAAGAAGATAATACAGGATACAATTATCGATGCAAAGAAAGTTGATCAGGCATTTAACAACTATACTGGTGTAATAAATGGCGGTATAGATAGAGAAAACATACCTATCAATGCAATAACTGCAACAAATGCCAGAACGAATTGTTTTGGTAAAATGGAAATGACTGATAATCTAAATGCAAGCACAACTGACATATCTTTTGATAGTAATTACACAGGCGCTGTTTCACCAAGAAGTGTTAGAATAGCTGGTTTTCGATATGGCGAATCACCACTTAACGAAGGCGGTACTTGGATAGAAGCTGCATCAGATCAAATCCAATGTCAAGAAGGTATGTTATCTATTCGATGGCGATGTAATTCATACATTCCAAAATATTTTAATTATTACATAAACTATGGTGCAACAGCGGCAAACATTGGAGCACAAAAAGGTGTTAGTTGGAAAATAGAAGTTGATGGTATTGAAGTATATCGAACATCATACACAATGCCAACACACTGGACACATACTTTGGCTGTCAATGTGCCTGTGCCAGCTGGTCCAAGAGAAGTAAAAGTTTATTGGACAGTGCCAACAAGAAAAAATGACCAAGATGCACAGGCAATATTTTACTGGTATGGTGGTCAGATAACTTTACACAATAGGTATAGATAATGGGAACAGTTAAAATAACAAACTATTACGATGAACAACCGATTACATCTGCAACAACGCAGAATGCAAATCAATCAGCAATCACAGCATCAACTGGTGCTTTGAATGAAGAGAATATTAGAATAGAAGGAATTGATTTTCGTAATTTAAATACCAGAGGTATTCGACTCTTTGGAACACAATACAATGATCGTGCGATTGCAACAGGTCAGTCATTACCTACATTAGGCAATGGTGCTTTATATTATCCATTCAGCTCATCTACATCAGCCCCATCTGGTATTCATCCAGGCGGTGAGTTAGAACACGCTGTAAATCACGATAATACAGGAGTTATCAATACTGCAGCAGGTAAAGGGACAAAACTACAATTAAATGGATCGTCTGGTATTGGATTACAGGTAAATGACAAAGTTGTAGTCCGATGGTCAGCAATGATTTATGCAATCATACCAGGCACACAAACAACTAACATCGATCATCTGATGAGTACATTAATCGCACCAGGTGTGGCAAACAATGGTAGTGGTATTGGTGAATGGTTTTGGATTTTATATCCTAAATTTAATACAACATCTAACGCATTGAATGACAATGATTTTAACGATGCAAATGGTGCTGGTATTGTAAATAGTGAATTATATCTAAATCCTGATAATGATGGTGCTGGAGCAGCAAAATCATCATTAGCTACACACAATACAAATCATATGACTGTAATCCCTCTACATTTATTGTCAGCTGGTAATGCAACAGGACAACCAGATGGTGCGAACTATGCTGATGTAAATGGACCCAGTGAGATTGCAGTTAATAATCATTTTAAAGTTAGTGGTGAATTTAGCTTTACTGTTGATCAGGCAAGAACACTATACGGTGTCCAGTTATTTACATCAGGTGTATGGCGCTTTGATTTTGACCCAACAGGAACAACAACATTAACACCATCAGTTTTTCTCGAACCCGATGTATGCGATCCAGCAAACTCTGATTATGGAGTTGATGATGGTATTGCAATCGAAAGAGCAAAGGTTGATGTAATAATCTATATGGGAGAAATGGCATAATGGCAGTTAGTTTTACACATACATTTTCAAATGGAACAACAATCGACGGCACCAAGCTCGAAGACAATGTTAATAACTTGCGCAACTATGTAAATGGTGGTGTTTCGACATCTGATTTTGGTAGTGATTTTGCTGAATATTATCATATGATGAAAGGCAGTTATATCGCAACTCCTAACATATATGAATTAATGACAGGACCAAGTATGGGTCATCCAGATATACCCAGAGCCCACGGATTTAGCGGTAAAGTCTTAGGTGGTTTGAATGCTGATGACAACTATTTACCTGGTAATGCGATTAGCTTTTATATGGAAGAATCAGGCGATGTGTTTTTATCATTTAATTGTTATCCAAGAGCTATGGATTCACAAACTGGTGCATCACCGCAGGCTGGTAATTTTGCAGTTATTCAGGTAAATCTTGATGGTGTTTCGCAACCTGAAACCAAATGTTTTTTTATGGCCGAAGTAGAACCTTTAGGTGATACAGGACACATACCAATCTGGGAAAGGCGAATGCCAATTCACGAAACTGTAGTTTTATCGAATGTTTCAGCTGGTTATCACAACATTTATCTTGAAATCGGAATGAGTAATCGTCAGTCTGTTTTTAAGTACATTTCATTTGATTTACAAGGACATTATGACTTGGTGTCATAGAAAAATATTTGCGCATTTATTAGGAGGGTAAGATGGCAGATCCATTTACTTTAGGTGGTTTAGCGTTAGGACCGTTATTAAATATCGGTGGTGGCGTGGCAAGAGGCATTGCAACTGGTGTCGCTGGTCAAGCACAAGCCGATGCTATGTTTTCAGACGAAGACAGGCTAAGATTAGCAGAATTACAAAGGCGAGCAGAAGCCGATGCATTAGGTTTGACCGGTGCAGAAAGAGATGCCATCACAAACAATCTTTTACAGCCCCAACAAGCTGCTATGAGAAGTCGTGATGCACAATATGCACAGTTATTAGGCGCTGGTGGAACATCACAAGCTGCATTTAATCAACTAAGAAATCTTGAACAAGCAGAACAAGCACAAGCAGCACAGGCGGCAAGAGATGTTGAATTATTAAATCAACAAGAAGCCAGAAGACAACAAGCTGAATTACAACAATTAGATCGGCAAAGAATAGCACAACAAAGTGCTCGAACAGCAGCTATCGCACAAACAATCGGTGGTATAGTTGGTGGTGGATTTGATGTTTTAGCGGAAAATTTAGCCAAATCAGAAAAAGATTTTGCATTAGACCAGACAGATTTAGAAGCATTAGGTTTCGATAATCAACAACAGTTATTAGGTGCATTAAGATATCTACAAC